AAACTAGACAACGGTACAGTTATAGAAGCTGATGCGTTTGAAAGTGGCGTAGAAGTGTTTATCGTTACAGAAGATGAGAAAGTAGCTTTGCCAGTTGGCGAGTACGCATTGGAAGATGGTAAATTATTAGTAGTTGCAGAAGAGGGTATCATTTCTGAAATTAAAGACGCAGAAGCCGAAGAAGAAACCGAAGAGGTTGAAGAGGTTGAAGCACAAGAGGAAGAAATGGGATACGCTACTAAAGAAGAACTAGCAGAGGTTAAATCAATGATTGAAGAAATCAAAGCTATGCTAGAACCAAAAGAAGATTTAAGTGCTGATGACTTAGGCAACCTATTAACAGAAGAATTAGCTAAGCACGAAAAAGTTGAGTTAAACGAAATCCCTGTTGAAGTACAAGCTGAATTAAATGAGCCAAGCGCAGAGCCTATTTTATCAAATCCAGAAGTACATAAAACTATCTCGAAATTTAGTGTTTCTAAAAACAGAAAAAGCACTACTATTGACCGAGTAATGTCAAGACTAAATAATTAATAACAACTAAAAACTAAATAAAATGAGTGTATCATTAACAACAACTTATGCTGGAGAATTTAGTGGCAAGTATATCGCTGCTGCTTTACTATCTGCTGACACTTTGGATAAAGGTTTAATCACCGTTATGCCAAACGTAAAATTCAAATCTGTAATTCAGAAAGCATCAACAGACGACATCGTAAAAGATGCTACTTGTGATTTTCAAACAGATGCTGGAACGCTAACTTTAACAGAAGCTATCCTACAACCAGAAGAATTTCAAGTAAACCTTGATATTTGTAAGAAAACATTACATTCTTCTTGGGAAGCTGAACAAATGGGGTATTCTGCATTTGACAACTTAGCACCAAACTTTGCTGATTTCGTATTGGCTCACGTTGCTGCAAAAGTAGCTGATAGAACTGAAAAAAATATCTGGTCTGGTTCAACTGCAACTAGCGGACAGTTTGACGGATTTGCAACTTTATTAGATGCTGACGGAAATTTACCAGCTGGACAAGATTTAACAGGTGCTGCAATTACTTCTTCAAATGTTCTAACTGAACTAGGTGCTGTGGCTGATGCTATTCCTACAGCTGTTTACGGTTCAGAAGATTTATACATCTATGCTGCATCTGATGTAATTAGAGCTTATACAAGAGCTTTAGGAGGTTTCCAATCTGGTGGCGAGGGTGCTAACGGATACGAAAATAAAGGAAACAACCAAGCATTAGGTTCTTTATTCTTTGACGGAATTCCTGTTGTACCAGCAAGAGGTGCTGCTGACGGTACTATTATCGCTGCTGAAAAATCAAACTTATTCTTTGGAACAGGTCTATTAAATGACTTGAACGAAGTACGAGTAATTGATATGGCAGAAAATGACGGTTCTCAAAATGTTCGTGTAGTAATGAGATTTACTGCTGGTGTTCAGTATGCACAAGTAACGGATATCGTTTACAGAAAAACTGTATAATAATTAACTAATCAAATTTAAAAGGGTGGGTAAGATAACTCGCCCTTTTTTATTTAAAAAACTTTAAAAATATGGGATGCTCAATAACTAGCGGACGTAAAGTACCTTGTAAATCGGCAGTAGGTGGGATTAAAACTATCTACTTTGCGGATTACGGAACTTTAGGAGATGCAACAATCGTAGCTGGAGAAATTACAGGTGTTTCAGGAACGCCAACGTGGTTTCAGTTTGATGTAAAAGGTAATAGTTCAATGGAAACTGCTATCACTTCAAGCCGAGAAAACGGAACAACTTTCTATGATACTACATTAAATATGACTTTGACCTTTCAAGACAAAGCTACACAAGAAGAACTTAAATTAATTGCTCACGCACGTCCTCACGTTGCTGTTGAAGATTATAACGGAAATTTCTTTTTAGTTGGACTTGAAAATGGTGGCGATGTAAACGGTGGAACAATCGTTACAGGAGCAGCAATGGGAGATTTAACAGGTTACACATTAACGGTAAACGCACAAGAAACTGCACCGCCTTACTTTGTAACACCAACTGTTATTACTGATGATGCTTCTGCGGTTCAAATTGACCCAACAGCTTAATTAGTAATTTTACTTGTAAATTAGGGTTATCTTAACGGATAGCCCTTTTTTTATACCTACACAATACAAAATATTTGTTTTTTATTTATATATTAATATGAAGTTAATAACCACAAGCGGAAACAAAACCTTTAAAATAATTCCAAGAGAATTTACGGTTGGCACTTTGAACTTGAAACTAACAAGCGAAAGTACAAATAAAAGTATTACAGTTAATGCTACTTCAGTAATTGAAGGTAATTATATTTCATTTGATGCAGTTTTTGGTACATTAACTGAAAACGATTTTTATATTTTAGAAGTTAGTTATACAAACAATATAATTTATAAAGACAAGATTTTTTGCACCGACCAATCTATTAACCAAAGTAATGACGAATATTACAGCGTTAATAAAGACCAATATATAAGTGAAGAAAGTTCGGATAACGAATTTATAATAATATAAATATGAACGATTTAAGAATAGTAAATTTAAGTACTTACACAACACCAGAAATTGTTGAGAAATCAAATAAAGAATGGGTGTCTTATGGTGCTGATAATAATTACTTTAAGTATTTAATTGACAGATACAACGGTAGTCCAACAAATAACGCTATTATAAACGGCATTAGTGAGATGATTTACGGTCGTGGACTAGATGCTTTAAATTCAAATAAAAAGCCAGAGCAATACGCTAAAATGATTTCTTTGTTTCATAAAGATATGGTGCGTAAATTATGCTATGACCTTAAATTAATGGGTCAATGTTCTATGCAAATCATTTATAGTAAAGACCGCAAAACTATTGCACAAGTTGAGCATATACCAGTTGAAAATTTAAGAGCTGAAAAATGCAACGACAAAGGAGAAATAGAAGCATATTACTATGCTGATGATTGGAGCAAAGTTAAAAACGTAGGTCACACAACTAGAATACCTGCTTTTGGTTGTAGCACAGAAAATATAGAGATTATATATGTAAAGCCTTACAGAGCTGGTTATAAATATTATTCTAGTCCAGATTATCAAGGGATTTTAAATTGGTGTGAAACAGAGGAACAAGTTTCAATATATCACCTCAACAATACCGTTAATTCTTTCAGTCCTAATACTTTAATCCAGTTTAATAACGGAACACCAAACGCTGAGGAACGTCAAGCAATGGAAAATCGTATAACTGAAAAATTTACTGGAACATCTGGCTCTAAATTTATTTTAGCATTTAATGATAATCCAGAAAGTGCGGCAACTGTTGAAACATTACAAATAAGTGAAGCACACAATACTTATCAATATGTTAGTGATGAATGTACTAAAAAAATAATGGTAGGTCATAGGGTTGTTAGTCCTATGCTTTTAGGTATTAAAGATAGTACAGGCTTGGGTAATAATGCAGACGAATTAAAGACTGCATCTACATTAATGGATAACACCGTTATAAGACCGTTTCAGATGCTTTTAATAGATGCCTTTGATAGTATATTAGCTTTTAACCAAATAAGCCTTAAATTATACTTTAAAACGCTTCAACCGTTAGAGTTTACAGACTTAGAGAATGTTGAAGATGAAGAAACAAGAGAAGAAGAAACAGGGGTTAAACTTAGTCAAGAATTACCAGATGAATTAGGTAGTGATATTGCTGATGAATTAATCGACTTAGGACAAGATGAAGAAGAACTATTAGCTGATTATGATTTAGTAGATGAAAGCGAGGTTGATTATGAATTAAATGATGAACTAGATGAAGTAATAACAGACTTAAACACCGAACAAGAAGAAACAACGCTGTCTAAAATATGGAATTTTATTAGTACAGGAACTGCTAAACCAAACGCAAAAAGCACACAAGACGGTAAATCAAAACAAGACAGTCAAAAGGGCGTTCAGTTTTTAGTACGTTATAGTTATGCACCAGAGAAAGCTGGTTCGACTAGTAGACAATTTTGTTCTAAAATGGTAAGTGCTAAAAAAGTATATCGTAAAGAGGACATAGTGGCAATGGGAAATAAAGCTGTTAATGCTGGTTTTGGAAAAGGTGGTTCAGATACCTATTCAATATGGCTTTATAAAGGCGGTGCAAGATGCAACCATAAATGGTTCAGAAAAACCTATCAAATTAAAAACGGTGAAAAAAGCGAAATAACAACAGGGCAAGCAAGAAGCAAAGGATTTAAAGCACCTAAAAACGCTCAAAAAGTACCAGTAGCTCCAAAGGATATGAAGTATAAAGGTTATACTGCTGAATATTGGAATAAAATGAAATTCAAAAACTAAATGGCAACAGCATTATTTATAACAAGAACTGACTTAGTAAGAAATTCTATATTAGACGGAAACGTTGATACAGATAAGTTTATTCAGTTTATTAAACTAGGTCAAGAAATTGACATACAAAACTTACTAGGAACGGACTTATACAACCGAATAAGTACTGACATTGAAAATAGTACTTTAACAGGTGATTATTTAGCACTTGTACAAGATTATGTACAACCAACTTTAATATGGTTTGCACAAGTTAATTATATACCATTTGCAGCATATCAAATCAAAAACGGCGGCGTATTTAAACATTCAAGCGAAACAGCAGAAAACGTAAATAAAAACGAAGTTGATTATTTAGTAGGCAAAGCAAGAGAATACGCTAATTATTACAGTACAAGATTAGTTGATTATTTATGTTTTAATCAATCTAAATTTCCAGAATATACAAGCAATACAAACGAGGATATAAGTCCAGACACTGATACGGTTTTTAACAGTTGGGTTTTATGAAATATAAAGTAAAAGAAAAAAATTTAAGTAAGTTAAAAGCTTATTTAAAGAAACAAAATAAACCTTTAACAAAGGAGAAAAAATAATGACAAAACCACAATTTACATTAATACCTAGTGCATATAAAGTTGATAAGGTTTATAGCGTTTTACCAGTTGATGGTAGTGGCGATATGACGTTTTATAGAGGTAGTGAAGCTACAAGAGTACGCGAAGATGGTTTAATTGAGAATGTTTTAAGTAACACACCTCGATTAAATTGGTTAAATTCTAATTGTCCTAGTTTACTTTTAGAGCCACTACGCACAAATTTACAAGTGTATTCAGAAGAGTTTGATAATGTAGTTTGGATAAAATCAAAAACAACAATAACCGCCAATGATACAATTTCGCCTAATGGGGAATTAACTGCCGACAAAATAACAGGCGATGGAACAGGAACTTCTTATGTTTATGACGGAATATCTTTAACGAATGGCAATACATATACAATATCAATTTTCGTAAAACCTATTATAAATATTTCTTCTTTTGCTATTAACGTTTTTGGTGGTGTTGGGACTGCCCCTTTTGATTTAATCAATAAAACCATAGGTACACTAACAGGCGATTTTACAAGTGCTAAAATAGAAGATTATGGAAATGGTTGGTTGAGATGTAGTGGAACTTTAACTTTGTCATCGACAACAGGAACTAAAAACATTGGTTATGGTTTATTT